ATAAACCTTGATAACTTTAATATTTCCATAATTATCAAAAGGAGTATCAAAATCCCCTAATCCATTTTCAAATCTAGCTGTGTCTATATTTCTATCTGCATAATCAACTAGTAAAGGACTTAAAGCTAAATCTGGATTAGATCCTAAATCAAACCCAGAAGAATCAGTATCACCATCTCTAGAGAAATAATTATCAATCATTGCTACCTGTGTAGGGGTTAATACATCATGGTAGTGATCTATAATTTGACCGGGGCTATAATAACCATCTACTACTATAATATCAGCATCCTCGACATATGAAGATTCTCCACTTCTAACTACATGTACATTTTTAGGATTTAATCTAGTAAATACAGGTTCTCCTGCTACTATATCCCATTGTCCTATCTCTTCTCCGGCTATAAGAACATCCTTATAGGCAGTATCCATTTTCATTTTCAGGTCTTGTTTTTCCCATAAGTATCGTAATACCTGGTCAGCTCTTTGCTCTCTTAAATCCTTCCAAGTATAGTTCATATACTTTTGGTGGTAAGTTAAAGCGTCCTGAATTTCTTTTTCTGTAACATTATCCTTTGTAATAAGATTGGTAACTACTTGATTAAGTAATTCCTTTTGTTTTCTTTCTTTATCAGATACAGCATTCTCATTAGTTACTATAATATTCCAATTAAAGTGACGCTTTACTTCTTCTCCATATAATAAATCAATCTTTGGATTCATTATAGGATAATTTTGCATTTTCCCTGGAGTAGACTCATTCTCAAACCCATATGGATTACAGGTCTTCTTTACATCTTCGGGATCAAGTATGTCTGAATAAAGATTGTAATTTATAGTTTTATTGTAAAAACTCTTTCGAAGTACATTATCTTCATGGTACAAAGACTGATGGGCAGCATTAACGCATCCTTTTCCCCATGCCGAACCGTTCTTTGTCTTCTGATAATCTGTCTTCTTTTGAGAAGGGAAATTGTATAATCCTGCCATAAGTCGATGTAAAAACTTCTAAATTTAGTGCTTATTACTATGATAATCTAAGAAATGTTCCAATTTTTAAGTGCGCTATAGCTTTTTCCTCTTCCTCTACCTGCTCCAAATGATCTATAGGCATTATCCCAAAACTTATCTTTATCTGAGTTATCATCTCTAAAACTACTACTATCTCCTACTGTATTTAATCTATCCTCTCTTAGTAAAAATAACATGCCCATTGCAGATACTCTATCGTAGTTCCCATTAGGTTCCCAAGAGGCTAGTTCTTTTAAATACGCAATAGAACGTATCTTATTAATATTTGATACTATTGTTTCCGGAGCTTCATCATCTTCTTCATTAGGAACAGTATAGGTACTAACTAGCCAATCTGCCTGTAATCTACGAGCATGTTGATTGATAGCCTTTCCAGAATTGGTACCTTTAGATTTATTTCCTGTTAAATTAGACTTTACTAAATCTGTACGCTTCAAAGAATCCAAAGTATCACAAAGCATATGCAAAGAATAATTATTTTTCATGTAGGCATAAAACCCTTTCTTATCTGCTTCATAGTTACAAATAGCATTATAGTAAATAAGTAATTTGTGTGCTATAATATAAGAAGCCTCTGCAGTACTGGCCCTCCCTGTATACTCTGCTACAGGCTCGTCTAATAATAGATCCCAAACAAACATAGAGAATAATGAGTTAGTAGTAGAACTATCATCATCAATTGGATCCATTCCTGCTATATATCTCCTTGAAGGTACGTTACCTTCTTGTGTTTTATAGGGTACTTTGAATATCTCTACTCCTCCTTCCTTATTTATATTATTTTTAATAGGGAATTCTCTTAATATATTAATATCTGGAGCATTAGACCACTTAACTTTTCCAGGTCCTTCAAAGACTAATTCTCCTATATAGTGAGAAGATAAAAAGGATTCTCTAGAAGGTAGTATCTGAGCTAAGCGTTCTTTAATATCTCCTGCTGGGAATAAGGTACCTTCTACTCTTAATACGGCTTCTTGTGGAACAATAGGTTCCTCGGCCATTCTTTGTGTAAGAGCAGTAGGGTCTGGTGAATTATTCTTAATATACCAACGATCTGTTAATACCTCTATAAGAGCTTTAATAATATCACTTTCTCCTGTCTCCGGGTCAAAACATCCTCTTCTGTTCATATATGCAGGCCAAAAGAATCCGCAATCGCTGCTACCATTTACTCCTCTATCATAAATATTAGGTATTCCATAAATAGAATATCCCTTGGGATTATAGAATAACTTCTCTGCTCCAGCCCATGCTGCTCCAGTTGTACCTCCTGTACCTCCGGCTAACATTAGACAGAATCCAGTATTACCTTCTTCTGCCGCTTTTAAGTTTACATTCCAAGCTTTCTCTAATCCCCTAAATAAACCCATTTCTTCATAAGCAATAAGACTTCCTCTAATACCCCTTGCTTTATCTGGGTTATCTTTTAATGAAATTCCCGATACTGTGGATTTTAGACCTTTCCTCGCTCCGTACTCATCTACAAACCCTAATTGAATAGTCATTTGTTGTTTACTATCTACAAGGCGCATTCTAGGTAAAGGAGTATGTTCTCCTATATGATCTAATACATCCATAACCTTACCGAATAAGCCTTGATCTCCTGCTAAAAAGGATTTCTCACTCGCTAAATGAAAACAAGTATTTTTAGAACCTGTATATACATACATATTTCTTGGTGACATTGCAGCAGATTTAAAACTAAACCCAATACCTCTACACTTTAAAAATACTGCATGTAATCCATATTCTTGAGCTTGGTCTAGGTAGTGAAAGTATAGGTAATCTCCTGCATATACTTTTGGAAATGCTGTTATCCTTTCCCCCTTCTTCTTAGCCCCTTTCTTGCCTGGATCTTTAATTCTTTCTAGCCATTCATCAAATGTCTCATCCTCTTCTCCTTTTACAATTGCTATAGGAGAATAGTTTAAATAGAAGTAGTACCATCCGGGTATCCATTCTCCATCAGATTTTCTAGCATATCCATGTCTCCATCTTGCTTGCTCTCTAGCCCAGAATCGTGCATATTCACTTTTAGGGTTTGCACTCCTTTTAATACTAGTATAAACACCATGTTTTTCAAAATGTATAGCCGCAGGTCTAAAATAATCCATGTCCTCTAAAATATGAGGATTAGTTAAATCTACTTGTATTCTACCTCTAGGATCTTCTACACCTCTAACTTTAATTTTAGGTCTATCTTTTGCAAACCCTCTTATTTCTTCAGGTTGTATTAATTTATTTACATAAGGAATAGACTCTAATAGGTCTATTAAGTCTGCATATACCCCTTTAGGTAATGCTTCTATTAACTCTTCTGTTAATTTTGTTTGGTATTTATTAGTCTGGTTGAATTCCATCAGGTACGTCTAGCCCTTCTTCAAATGTGTTGAATACTTGTTTTCCTTTACTTTTACCTTCAGAAGTTTTAGTTTCGAGTAAATATTCCCTCTCTGCTTTTTTAAGGTCTCCCATTAAATCAGGCACCATCTTTATAGATCCTGCTATTTCTTTGGGTTTATATAAAGGTTTATCACTTTTATCTCTTTCTTTTAGTAAAGCGTCTGAGTTTCTTAAAAATAAAGATAAGGCATTAGTAGATATCAGCGCGCTTTCATATAGATTTCCTACAACAGTCTTACTTCTTTTTATATATAAGTCCATAGCAGCCTGTACCTTTTCATCCGGTTTCCAGTTTTCAGGTAACTCTATTTCTTCTGCTATCTGAGTCCTCCTTTCATCCTCATCAGCAACATTTAAGTAGTTAGATCTTAAGTCGCAACTATGATATACAAATAGCATCTCTTTTATTGCTTTAGATTTACCTTTTGTTTTGTCTCGTTTATATAACTCACTAAACTCTGGATATCCAAAAGCTTCTGGTGCAATTTCTAATGTATAATCTTTATTTAACTCAAACAGTCTCATTATCAAAATTTACGTAATCCCATTCTCCTGTAGGACACACATTAGTAGGAGTGTTAGACCTTACCTTTACTTCCAAAGCACATCCACACCCATTATAGTATCTACCCTTAACTCTTGTATTTCCATTATAAATAAAGGACTTAACTGCTCTCTTTTGTTTCTTTTTAGAGCATATTCCATTATCATTTAGGTAACATCCTGCACATATCTCAGCACGTTCTTTAGCTAATTTCTCGATCTTCTTATCTTTGAATACATAGTTCTTAAGACCGCTTAGTATATCTGTTAGTTTATCAAGCATTGTTCGAATCAAAGTTTTTTATACCTGTAGGTAATACATTATTATCTTTATTTACTATCATGCAATTAACAGTTAAAAGACCTCCTGCAATAGATGCGGCATTCTCTAAAGATACTCTAGATACCTTAGCCGGATCTATAATCCCTTCTTTTATCATGTTACTTACATATCTATCATCTTTAGCGTCATACCCTTTAGAATAGTCAGAATCCTCTATAGTATTTAATACTACATCAGGACTTACACTAGAGTTAGTAGCTATTTGACGTAAGGGTGCTTCACATGCATTCCATACAATATCTATACCTAGTCTCTCATCTACATTACGACCTTCAGGTTTAGTACTATTATTTCTAGCCTTTAATAATGCAGTTCCTCCTCCTGGAACAATTCCTTCTTCTAATGCAGATGATACGGCACATGTAGCATCTTCTATTCTATACTTCTTCTCTTCTACATCTACTTCATTATATCCTCCTACGTATATTTGAGCTACTCCACCAAATAAAGATGCTATTCTATTATCATGCAGAGCTACTAATTCAGGTTTTCTATCTTTATTAGCTTCTCTAATACCATTTTTTCTAGCTAATATCTTTTCCGGATTTCCACCAGGTTTAACAATAATAGTTTCAGATCTATCTATGATAACTTGTTCTGCAGTTCCTAATTTATCTAAAGGTACTCTTTCTAACTGGTTTAGTAACTCCCTACTTATAAAAGTTCCTCCTGTTATAATGGCCAAATCTTCTAACATGAAACTTCTCATATCTGCAATAGATGGAGGTCTTACACATACAGCAGTGAAAATACCTGCTTTGGTATTCTCCAAAAGAAAAGATAAAGCAAACTTATCTACTTCTTCCGCTATAATAAGTAAAGATCTTTTATTTCCATCTTTAATAATCTTATTAATGATAGGCATAATCTCATTATGGTCGCTCATTTTCTGGTCAGACACAAGAATATAAGGATTGTCTAATACTGTCTTAGTATCATCCTTTCCTGTAATGTATCCATTTGATACATATCCTTTTTCCCAAACTGCTCCTTCTTTTATCTTAACATAGGTTTCAGTATTATTAGAATCAGTCATTACAACTCTTCCTTCTTTAGGTAACCCATTATGAGCATCGGCTACGATGATACCTATTTCCTCATCATTATTAGCAGAGATAGTAGCTACCTGTTTAATGTAATCCGATCCAGGATTAACGTCAGTAGCCAAATCTGTAATGGATTTAGATAATACACTAGTAGCTTTATCAATACCTCTCTTAAGATCCATCGGGTCAGCTCCTGCTACGATATGTTTTAACCCTTCATTGTATATATTTCTAGCTAATACAGTAGAGGTAGTAGTACCATCTCCGGCACCATCCGCTGTTTTAGAAGCAGCTTGTTTCACTAACTGCGCCCCTATATTTTCAGCTTTGTCTTCCAAAAATACTTCATTAGCTACACTTACGCCATCTTTAGTTATCTTAGATGTATTGTATTCTCTTCCTAGAATAACATTCTGCCCTTTTGGTCCTAATGTTACAGATACGGCATCAGCGAGGATATTTATACCTCGCTGAATCTTATTCCGTACTTCCTCCTTAAATATAATGTCTCTTACGTCTCCAAACATATTTATATTTTTACCAGATTGCTATTATATCAGATTCTGCACATACGCCATGCATCGCATCTTCATATATAAAGTAATATTTTAATTCTGACATTACTGTTATTCTGTCTCCCTTCTTAACAGAAGTAACCCCATCTGCAACTTTAATTACTTCTAATGTAGCATTCTGCTCTGTAATTTTTTCATCGGCAGACTCAGGTATGATTAACTCATCCTCAGACGGTGTTGTGAATAATTCTCCTTTTACTACCAATGTATTTCTTAATACTTTAGGTAATTTCTTAGCTGTCATTAGCTGTTCTTGTGCTTTCTTTAACTCCATAATTTACTTTTTATATGTTCCTTTTAATCTTGAATTGTGAAATAATGTTCCTTTTAGTTTTTCTTTTCTATCTCCATTAATAATTCTTCTTCTATATACAACTTCTTCTTTAGTTTCAAATGGAAGTTTACGACCATCCCGGATATCAAAGATACGAATTGTCTTGTACTTCATTTCATTATCTTCCTCATTACGATTAGCAACAAATGTATCCAGATCAGGTATTTCATGTTCTATATACTGATACTCATTACCTTCATGTTTTAATATCTGAACCTTTGGCTCTTCATCTTCTTTATAAGGATTAGTCCCTATCTTTGTGTGATCCTTCATCTCTTAATTGTTTTTCTTTTATTCGTTCCCTTAAAAATACAAGTCTTCCTGGCTTTACTGCAAATTTACCGAAATGAGGCAATGAAATATTTTTAAAGCTATCATCATCTCCTATAACTGAATCCTTCATCGTTTTTGCAACTAGATGCCATTGTGATAACACTATCTTCTGCACTACCTCCGTTGAAATTCCTGTTTCTTTAGCTATTTTCTTTATTATCTCCTTTATTTCTGTTTGCATAAATATACTACAGTCTAGATACTATCTCATCATAATAATACTTCTTAGTAGAATCTAGTTTTTCAAAATCCATTTCCTGTAACTCGCAAAGATCTGTATTACTTATGTAATAAGGTTGGGTACTAAAAAATCCGGATTGACCATCATCATACTCCCCATTCTCATACTTAGCCAGAGTTAACCCTCTA